ATATAAAGAAGAATTAGAAAGACTTGCAGTTGAATTAGTAATGAAAGAAATGGGTATTCCTGAAGGGGCACTACAATTTGATGCAAAAATTGTTGGTATGGGTGAAATTGATACTCAGAATTTTAATCGAGAAATACAACAACAACCAAATATTGAACCTGTCGACATTGAACAAGATTTGATGAGTGATTTGGAATCAATGACAATGGAAAAGGCGAAGAGAAGATTAATTAATAATATGATACAAGGTGCATCTAAAAAAGGTCACTATATGTATCATTATGTTGCAGATAAGATTAGAGAAATTACGGGTTCTGACAGAATTATTGGACAATATGGTATTCTAATGTCAATCAACGATACGTTGTATTGGCAATTAAGTGATGAGACCATGAAGATGATGATGGGTGGACCTGAAGGTGGTGGTTCTGTTGGAGGTAAGGAAGAGGTGAGAAGAAATACTAATCCACCGACAATTGTTGCGAGAGGTGCTAATTTTCCGATTCTTGTTCATGAATTAATTAAGGGTGTTATGGAATTGTTTGCAATTCAAGGAAGACCTACAGATGAAGAAGGTAATGAAGATACTGAAGCATGGTCAGAAATTGAAGGTTCTGAGGACACTCTTGAAAAAGAAATGTGGGATTTACGTTTAGGACCAGCAATTTGGGAAAGAATTAGGTCTCAGTATCCTGAAAATCTTTTAACGGATGAAAATAAGATAGAATTACAAAATTATTTATTAGTTGAAATATTTAAATTACCCGCAAAACAATTTTTGGTGTTTATGAGAGAAGTTATATCGGGTTCAGATGGTGGTAAACGTTTAATGAACGAATTGGTAGATGGTATAGATAAATTACTTAAAGACCAAGATTATCAAGATGCGATTGATGCGTTTAACGAAGATTTAAATGACATTACAGATAATACAGATGATGATGATTTATCCGATTTCTTAGGTGATTTAGGTATTAGATTATCCGACGATTAGTCCGTTTAAATGACTAAAAAAAGAAAGGGGGACTTATGTCCCCTTTTTTTATATTTATATATATGAGTAATCAAAAAATAGAACAACTAAAGGAGTATGCTAAAATCATCAAAGACACCCCTTATGCATTAAAAACGTATTTACAAACTTACGATAATACACAAAAGAAATTTGTTCCATTGGAGTTATTTACTGACCAAATACAATTATTGGAAGATTATGAAAAGTACAATGAGAATATAACGAGAAAATATAGACAGGCTGGTGTAACCACAGTTACAGCTGCTTGGATTTCAAAAAAACTTCAAACCGCAAAAAAAGAGAATCCTGAAAGAGTCTTAATAATTGCAAATAAAAAAGATACTGCAGTTGAAATGGCTAATAAAATTCGTGCGTTTCTTGAACAATGGCCGGATTGGATTAATGTTGGGTTTTCACCGGATAAAAATTCAGAAAGTAGATTTAGACTAAACAACGGTTGTGAAGTAAAGGCAGTTGCAACATCCGCAGATGCTTTGAGAGGTTACACTCCAACAATATTAATTTTTGACGAAGCAGCTTATATTGAAGCGGGTGAAGATTTTTGGGCAGCATCTATGGCATCATTGTCTACGGGTGGTAAGATTATTCTTATTTCCACACCAAATGGTTTTGACCCAATTTATTACGGTGTGTATGACCAAGCTATTAGGGGTGTTAATGATTTTCATATAACTGACTTAAGATGGTTTAAAGACCCGAGATACACAAAAGATTTAAGATGGGTTAAGTGTAGTGATATCGTTCATTATATGTTAAATAGAGAACAATATGATGATGACGAAGTTGTCATGACCGACTTTGAAATTGAAAATTACAAACAATATGAAGAAGAGGGTTATAAACCTTTATCTGATTGGTTTGAGAGAATGTCTAAAAAATTCAAATTTGATAGACGAAAAATTGCTCAAGAATTAGAATGTGACTTTCTCGGTTCGGGTGATGGTGTTATTCCTTCGGAGGTCCAAGATAATATTGTAAAAAATATGTTGAGGGACCCAAAAGAAAAGTACATGCAAGGTACTTTTTGGCAATGGAAAGAACCTGTACAAGGTCATAAATACATAATGGGTGTTGATGTTAGTAGAGGTGATAGTGAGGATTTTTCATCAATAAACATTATTGATTTTGATGAAAGAGAACAAGTTGCAGAATATATCGGTAAAATACCACCTGATGATTTAGCATCTATTGCTTATAAATGGGGCGTTCTTTACGAAGCGTTTATTGTTGTTGATATTACTGGTGGGATGGGTGTTGCGACATCTAGAAAACTACAAGAATTGAACTATAAAAATCTATACATTGATGGTATTAACACAAAGAATATTTGGGAATATAATTCTAAATCAATGGAAAAAATTCCAGGTATTAACTTCAATAATAAAAGAACTCAAATTGTGGCGGCATTTGAAGAGCAATTGAGAAAAGGGTTTCAAGTTAGGTCAGCAAGATTAAATATTCTTTTTAACTATTTATATATATGGCTGATAATTTAACAGTATTTCAAAGATTAACAAAAATATTTGGTTTTCCCGGTAAAGTAACTCCTGAAGAAGCACCATCTTTTAAATTCGATAAAGAAGAAATTTTAAAAACGAGTAGTAGAGAAGAATATGAAAAGGCGATGTTGCAGGCGCAACAAACTCAATACATTGCTGATAAATTTTCTAAACTTGACCAATCACTATATAACCAATCTGTTTATTATGAACCAAACAGATTATCAATGTATTATGATGTTGAGTCGATGGAGTTCACTCCCGAAATTTCAGCCGCTTTGGATATATACGCTGAAGAATCTACAACCTTATCAGAAAAGGGAGACTTGTTAACAATTTTTTCGGAATCCGATAGAATTAAATCAACATTAGAAGATTTATTTGTAAACAGATTGGATTTAAACACTAATTTACAAATGTGGGCTAGAGGTATGTGTAAATATGGTGACAATTTTGTTTATTTAAAAGTCGACCCAGAAAAGGGTATTGTTGGATGTCAACAATTACCTAACATTGAAATAACAAGATTAGAAGGTAAAGAAAGTAAAACCCCTAACCAAATGGATGTTATGCAGATGCCAAGTAGGGAACTTAGATTTCAATGGACAAATAAAGATATGGAATTTCAATCTTGGGAAATTGCACATTTTAGATTATTAGGTGACGATAGAAAACTTCCATATGGTACCAGTATGTTAGATAAAATTAGGAGAATATGGAAACAACTGTTATTAGCTGAAGATGCAATGTTAATTTATAGAACAACAAGGGCACCCGAAAGAAGAGTCTTTAAGGTTTTTGTTGGTAACATGGACGACAAAGATATTGAACCATATGTGCAAAGAGTTGCGAATAAATTTAAAAGGGACCAAGTTGTTGATTCAAGAAATGGTCAAGTTGATATGAGGTATAATCAAATGGCGGTAGACCAAGATTATTTTATTCCTGTTCGTGACCCGGCTCAAACAAATCCAATTGAAACATTACCTGGTGCTCAAAATTTGGGAGAAATTGCGGATATTGAATATATTCAGAAAAAAATGTTAGCTGCACTAAGAATACCAAAAGCCTTTTTGGGTTTTGAAGAAGTTGTTGGTGATGGTAAAACATTAGCATTAATGGACATTAGGTTCGCAAGAACAATTAATAGAATTCAAAAATCTTTAATACATGAGTTAAATAAAATCGCTTTAATTCATTTGTATTTAGTTGGATTAGAAGATGAATTAAATAATTTTTCATTATCTCTAACAAACCCATCCGCTCAGTCAGATTTATTAAGAATTGAACAATGGAAAGAAAAAATTTTATTATATAAAGACGCCACTTCCGACCAATCTCAAATAGGTATATTACCCGTTTCACATACATGGGCAAAAAAGAACATCTTGGGTATGAGTGATAGTGAAGTTGTTTTAGATTTACAACAACAAAGATTAGAAAGGGCGATTGGTTTTGAATTAACTAATACTCAAATGGTAATAAAACGTTCGGGTGTTTTTGATGAGGTCGATTCCAAATATGGTATTCCCGAAAATGAAAGGGAAGCTACACAATCACCAGAAGGTGCTGAAGCGGGTGGGGGTATGGATATGGGAGCACCACCAACACCACCTTCATCACCCTCACCACCGGCCGGTGGTGAGGCTCCTCTAAGTGAAAATAAAAAAATTAGATTAACAAATTTTTTAGGTGAATCTAACAATTTAGAAGATTTATTTGATATTAATAAAGCACAACAGAATATTTATGAAATAGAAAATAAATTAAACGATATACTAAACCAATAATCAAATGACAAATTTTGGAGAATTTAAATTAAAAATGTTAACTAAGTTAACTGATGTATATACAT